CGAGCCTGCCGCTCCGGGCGGGGCGCTCGTTGGTTGCTGGCGCCCAGTCGGTCCGTCGGGCCGCTGGACGCGCTGCGCGCTCTGCTCGCCGCTTGCCGAATTAAGCCCCTGAACCGCCCCCTTTTCCTGCCGCGCCGTTTCCAGCGCGCATCTGGGTCTGCTCTGGGAAGTGGAAATTGAAGTTGTCTGGGTCGCATGCCGCCCCTCCCTGGTCCTTGCACATTGGTGCAAACTTGCGACCGAAAGAAGCCTCGGCAAAGCCCGTCTGGTCGTTGGGAATTGTGCTCGAGGCCGTCGTGTAGAAATTGCGCTCGGCGTCCCGGACCCGCTCAAACGGGTGAATCTGGCTCCACTGCTGCTGGACCTCTGTGCGGACACTGGGATACCACGCAGCCGAGGGACGGTCAGGGTTGTCTCTGTAGTCTGACAGAAGGACGTTGCCCATGGGATTGTCGAAAGAAGGAAGGGTCACCGCTTCGCGCATAGGGCCGTTCATGCGCCCTGATGGAACGGCCGACCGGACCTTTCCATCCTTTATCAGGTTGGCATTCCACAAGTAGTACAAAATCGCCAAGGCCAGGACTCCTAGTGCGAATACACGCGGATCACGATTAATCAAATAAATAAGGCAAGTTGCATAGAGCACGAAACGGGTCGTCGCAAGCATGCGTTCCTTGGCCGTTTGTTTTGCTGTGGGCCAAAAGTCGAGAATTTCGTCACTTTTGAAAATCTCCTTTAGCAGATCCATTCTATTCTAGACTGAGAAATGTTTTCACTTCTTGCGGCCCTTTGGCTTCGATGCGCGCTTTTGCTGCTGCTGGTGAGGAGGAGCACGGGCGCCACCGAGCAGGGCCTGTAGACTGTCGCCGCCTCCAGCCATCATTTGGCTAAGCATATTGTTCATACCGGCCATCATCGCCTTCTCGTCCATCGCACCGCCCTGAGTCTGCATATTCTTGGCGCAGGCCTCGGCGGCCGACTCGATCATACTGAGAGTCTCGGGAGGGAACATGCTGATGGTGTTGCCCAGGATGAACATCGTCTGGATGTACTGCCAGATGGCCTGTTTAGTGTTCTCGGTCGCCTCGGCCGCCCCCCAAATGACGTGCAGGTTCAAATCCTTTACAAATTTGTTCTCTGGTACGAAAAAAGCATCATTCTTCTGCATAAGAAGTGTAGAATACGGCTTTACATTTTCCATAAAATTATCAAAAGTTTCGCGAGTCCGCTCAACCTTGAGCGCCTCCTTGGCCGCCACTTCCTCGGGGAATGTGTCCGTGAGCTCCACGAGGAATTGACCCATCATCTCATTGAAAGCCTTGACCGTGGTCATTTATTTACAAAGTATTCTTTTCCTTATCTTAAAATGGCGCCTGAGACATCGCCTCGTGCGAACCCTGACCCTGACTGACGATAAAGTAAACCAGAAGACCCACTAGGAAAGCCGGCTTGAAGTATTCGGAGTTCTTAATCGGCCCCTCATTATTCATCTTGGCCTTTCCAAAAATGTAAGCCATTGTGAGAGCCGCTGCGAGGATGGCTGCGCTTGAAGGTTCACGGCAGTACTGATCCATTCTATATTTATCCAATCTTTTCTATGCGGGGAGGAGGCGCGCCCGGGCGGGTCGCTGGCGCGTCATCAAAGAGGGTCTGCTCCATTTTCTCGACGGGTGCAGGCGTCCCTCCTTCCATATTTGGCGGCGTCAGCGAGTTGTTCACGGTAACGGTATTGTCGACGCCCCCGGGAGTCTTGCCGAATTCCATATTAGAATTGGTCTCAGGGGGTACAGGATCGCCGTCCTGATTGTTCGGGAGGGGATCTTCATTCATCATGTCCGGGTCCTCATCTGGGTCGGCGTCGTCATGATCGATGTTGAGATCCTCTCCGGCGCCTGGCATCGGCAGATACGTCTGCAGAATCTCGGCCGTTGGAACAAGGTCCTCAATCACGGTGGTGATGTGCTTGAAGAACCTCCGGGTCAATTCTTCGTTCCGGGCCGACTCGGTGTTGTTCTCGGTTATGATGAACGGCGACTCGTAGAGGTCCTTGGCGCAGGCTTCGTAGCACCGCTGAACAAACACGTCATTCTGCGGGAGCTTGATGCAAATCTTCTTGGACTCTTTGTTCATTCGAATAGAACTGAGAATCTTGACGTGGATCACAAATACGGCCGCGAGCAGGTTCGGGAAGAGCGGCTGGTTTTTAATGATAGCCTCTGTATTTTTGAGTGAAATTGAAGAATTCCAGGTTTTAATGGACCTGAGGAGCTCCTGGAACACCTTGGTCGTATTCCGCGTCTTCTTCTCGGCGCATTCCTTTTGGGCTTCGAGCCAAATTTCCCAGAATGCAGCAATCATCACGGGAATCATGGCGTCACACAACTTCTTCGTAAAGCGCCGCTCGCTCTCGTTAAGAAGGTCCATCTTTAGTAAACGCGAACAACTTATTTGTGCTTTGTAATCCGCAGCCGGAGGTTCTGGGCCGTCTTCTGGAGGTTCACAAGGCCTGGCAATTCGGGACCCGTGTCAATCTCCTCCTCTTCGCGGCGGGTATGCGGCGCCACATTCCAGCGGACTTTGAGATCCAGGGGCCCGACCATCTCCACTTGGTAACCGAGCTTCCCGAGCTGGCGAGCCATATAGACGACCGCCTTGGCCAGATCATACTTGGGAAATCCTATGACGAATGGAGGTATTGTCACAAGCGCCTCTTTTCTCCCAAGTTCGTATGAGGTTCGAATTTTGCGAGAAAATTGCTCGAGTATTGCACGATACGTTTCTTTTTTCACATCGACCCGAGCCTTCTCCAGGGCGGCGATATCTCTGGCGCTCAGGGCATCCATCTAATTTTGGATGGGAATTTGTCTAGGCCCGCTTGTACGCGTCCAGGGGTGGGGTCGTGATGGGCTGGGTCACCGAGTATTTTAGTTGAGAATCCAGATTATTCTGGATCTCGGTGTACGGCTGGTACATGTCCGGCTTGTAAGCCTTGGCGTAGTCCGTCACGGCCGAGTCCTTTTGAGAAAGGATATTGACCGACCCGTCCGAGTTCACCCGGGCCTTGACGTCCATTTGCGTTCCGTAATAGTGACGCGTGTTGAAGAACATGAAACGAGCGAGGTATGTACCGTCGCCCTGGGGGTTGATAAAGAGCGTCTCAAGGGGAGACATGTCAGGAGCGGCCGCTTGGAGCTTCTCGATAATCACCTGGGTCACGTCGGGCGGGACACGTTCGGCAGTCAGGTACTCCTGGGTGTACGTGGCAGGGGCGCTTCTCCCGTTGAAAAGAAGAAAGAGCCCGAGTGCCGCAAGGAGGACGATGCTCAGGTCTTTCATATTACTACAGGCTGCGAAAAAGTTCCGCCCAAAAAAAGTAAGTCTGTATTAGCAATGGCCCTCCTGGTCTATTCGGACAAGTGCAAATGGTCTATGGATATTATGCAATTTATCAAGTCCCAGCCGCCTCTCCTCGAGATTGTCCGGTTTCACAACATAACGACCAACGGGGTCCCTTCCAAAAAGATCACCAAAGTGCCGACGCTCATCACGAATGACGGGGTCATGAAGGTTGGAGGAGAGGTCAAAGCCTGGCTGACTTCCATGATTCCGTCCGAGTTCGAGTCCTGGGAACAGACGTTCGATTTTGTTTCAAATATCGACGGCACAGAGGCTCCTACACTTTTCGAACTGGACAAGTACGGCGAGTCCCTCCAACCGACCCTGACGCCAGAACTCGAGGCCAGAATTGCTATGAGCGTAACCGATGCCTACCAGAAGGCCAGATAGAGAATTGGAGCTTTTTGATAGAAGATGCATCTCAAGACTATCCAGGCTTCTGCACTCAAGTCTGTTTTCGAGGTCCTGAAAGACATCATAAATGACGTGAATGTGTACTTTTCGGCCAAGGGGGTCCACGTGCTGACCCTAGATACGGCCCGAGTGACCCTGGTGGACATGACCCTAGGCGCTGAGAACTTTGAAGAGTACGAGTGTGCAACCCCAGTCGCGGCCGGTCTCAACATGACCAACATGCACAAACTCCTCAAGTCGATAACTGGTACAGACACCTTGACGATCGATGTCAAGGATCGGGATTACATGGAAATTTTCATTGAAAATCCAATCAAGAAATCTTCGACCAATTTTCGTCTAAAATTGCTGGACATTAATGAGGACATTCTTGATTTGCCAGATGTGAATATGAATGTCGTGACAACCTTGCCTTCGGTCGATTTTCAGAGAATTACTCGGGACATGGGGAACCTGTCCAATGAAATGTCAATCATTCGAGACGGGACTAAGCTCGAGCTCAGTTGTACCGGAGATTTTGCAGACCAGACGACCATCATAGAGTTTCCCGAGTCCGTCTCCCGGACGGGCTCTATTTTTAGTTTGAAATATATCAACCTTTTCACCAAGGCGACTAACATGTGCTCTTCGGTCCAGCTCATGCAGGATTCAACAAACGAAAATATGCCGATTATTTTTCGGTACACAATAGCCAACCTTGGAGATCTTCGGTTCTATTTAGCTCCAAAAATTGAATAACTTAAAAATTAAAAGGGTAAATTTTCAATGGAGGCCCGGTTTAATGCTCGTATGGAGCAATGCCAGACCCAGGAAGAAATGGTAAGTTATCTCTTGAGTTGTGTACCCGTACTCCGCGAATACACAACTGAAGAGGGGCCCGAGATCAAGACGGTCGCAGCATGGGGCGCGAATACTCTGCTCGTCGGCGCGCGCAAAGGGGTCCAGAGGCAGGACATATATAAAAAGTACCTCAGGGAGGTTGAGGGCGAGCACGAATTTGGAGGCCCCGATGCCACTCCGGTTCATAATGTCCCATGTGCCGGTTGTGGTGAATTACACACGAGAATTATGGACGAAACGCAGAGTGATGAAATTTGCACAAAATGCGGCACGACCGTCTATGTTCAGGGTGACGAAGTCGGGTTCAAAGAAGAACAAGAACATGAAAAGAACATTATATATTCTTATAAACGTGAAAATCACTTTAATGAATGGATTAGCCAATTCCAAGCAAAAGAGTCTACGAGCGTCCCAGAAGATGTCATAAATCAGTTACGGACAGAATTTAAGAAACAAAAGATTAAGGATCTTAATGAAATTACTCATGAAAAAGTAAAGGGCCTTCTTAAAAAGCTCAACAAATCCAAATATTACGAGCACGTCCCGTACATTTCGGCAATCCTGAACGGAATCCAGCCCCCGACCATGCCACAGGCTCTCGAGGACCGACTCCGCATAATGTTCCACAAGATCCAAGCACCGTTCGAGAGGCACAAACCCCCTGCGCGCAAGAATTTTTTGAGTTATTCGTACGTCCTGTACAAGTTTTGTGAACTCCTGGGCGAGGATGATTACCTTCCATGTTTCCCCTTGCTCAAGTCGAAGGAGAAGCTGTATGTCCAGGATCAAATTTGGGAGAAGATATGCCGGGAACTTCAATGGGAGTTTCTAAAGACGGCGTGAGGGTAATCAGTTCAAACTCGAGTGCTGTATTTTTGTCTGGAAAATTGATGAGGTAGCCCACCTCGAGGCCAAGGAGCTTGAGGTAATTTCGGGTTTGAATTCGGTAGGTCTCGTTGAGTTTCCCTACCGACTTGAGTTCCAGGACCACCTTGCGATTTACGATAATATCCGCCCGGACGTGACCGACATTCTGTCCTTCATAAAAGACTGGGACGATCCGTTCGGTTTCGTAATAGATACCGAGCTTGCGAAGTCCAACTTCGAAAGCGCAGTGATAGACGGACTCGGAGTATCCCGGGCCGAGTGAGCTCCAGATATCCCGGGCGATCGTCTCAATTTCCATTTTAAATTACACACCCCTGGTGGCCGACGGTCGGTGACCTCGACACGACACGTTTTTAGGATACTTGGCGACCGGCGCCCATGCGCAGGGTACGGGACCGACCGGCCGACCGTGACCGGGACCGCACAGCGCCACTCTGCACCGCCTTGGTGCCTACGCG